AATGGCGAAAACTTGACGGCCAAAACCGCCTTCCCGAGATCATCCAAGGGGTTGAGTTCCGCGACGGGCTCCGCCACGTTCAAGCCGCCGCCTGATCAGGCGTCACCAACTTCTGCGCATATCTCCCCGCCGCAGATGTGATCCATGTCCTCGACCCGGTTGAAGCGGGGCAGCTGCGCGGCGTGTCGCGGTTCGCCGCAGCCATCGTCAAGCTGTTCACGCTGGACCTCTATGATGACGCAGAGCTGGAACGGAAGAAGATCGCGGCGATGTTCGCGATGTTCATCACCTCGCCTGCGCCAGAAACCCCGCTGGAGCCAACCGAGGAGGATCTGGAGGTCGAACCCGGCCAGGTGGTGCGGCTCGATCCCGGCGAGGATGTCTCGACCCCGGCCACACCAGACTCGGGCGGCACCTATGAGCCGTTCCAATATAGAACCCTGCTGCAAGTCGCAGCGGCGCTGGGCATTCCTTACGGCTATCTGACCGGCGATACGGCGAAGGGGAACTTCTCGAACACGCGGATCAGCCTGATCGAGTTCCGCCGCCGGATATCAGCCTGGCAACATGGCGTGCTGGTGTTCCAGCTGTGTCGTGCGGTTTGGACCCGTTGGATGGATGTCGCGGTGCTGTCCGGTGCCTTGGACCTGCCCGGCTATGATCAACAGCGCCGCCAATATCAGGCCTGCGCATGGCTGCCGACCAAATGGGACTGGATCGATCCGATGAAGGATGCCTCGGCCGAGATCCTGCAGATCGAATCTGGGTTGAAATCCCGCACGCAGGCAATCTCCGAGCGCGGTTATGACGCTGAGCAGGTCGACCGGGAAATCGCCGCTGAACGCAAACGCGAATTGGCGCTGGGCCTTGATTTCCGGCGTCCGGGATCCCCGGCGCAGGGGCCGGGTGCGGCCAGCGGCAAGGATGACAAGCAGGACGGTGCAGAAGGCGACGGTGCGCCCGAAGATGGTGAAGACGAAACTGTCCCCAAGGATGAAACGTGATGCACCACGCCCAGATCGCCCAGCGCGCTTTTAACACGCCCCTTATGGTCGACCCTGCGAAGGCGCTGGCCTTCCTGTCCGGGTTGGGCCCGCGCATCACCGGGCAGGAAATCACCTTCCAAGGGCTGGAGGTTGCGCCAGAACACCAAGCCGCAACCTCCCTCCCGGCCCGCGCATCGCTGTTCGGCAATGATCTCGCCCGGCGCCATCAGCGCGACGGCAGCCAGCCCTTTTCCATAGTTGACGGCATCGCGGTGGTCGAAATCGCCGGAACGCTGGTGCACCGGGGTGCGTGGATCGGGCAATCCTCTGGCCTGACGTCTTATGAGGGCATCGCGGCCCAGCTTCAGGCAGCCTTGGCCGATCCCGGCGTGCGTGGCATCGCGCTGGACATCGACAGCTTCGGCGGCGAGGTCGCCGGGGCCTTCGATCTGGCTGATCGTATCCGGGCAGCCCGGACGCAAAAGCCCGTCCATGCTTTCGTGGCCGAACACGCTCTATCCGCTGGCTATGTCCTAGCCAGCCAGGCCGACCGCATCATTCTGCCCCGCACCGGGGCCGTTGGCAGCATCGGCGTTGTCGCGCTGCACACCGATATGAGCGGCGCGCTCGATCAGAAGGGCATTGCCGTCACCCTGATCCATGCGGGGGCCCATAAGGTCGACGCTAATCCGTACCAACCACTGCCCGAGGCCGTGCACGACCAGATGCAGCGCGAGCTGGAGGTGGTCCGCTTTCTCTTCGCAGAAACCGTGACCGCCGGTCGCGGGGATCGGCTGACCCGGACGGCAGCGCTGGCCACGGAAGCGGCCGTATTTCGCGGTGCCGATGCCATCGCAGCAGGCCTCGCCGACGATCTTGGTGATCCGGTCACCGCCTTCCGCGCCTTCGCCGCCGCCCCACGCGGCACCAATCCCACCAACAGAAAGGGTCCACAGATGACCACGAAGCCTGAAACATCCACTGAAACTGTCGACACACCTCCGGTCGATGCTGCACCAGCGGCTCCCCCAGCAGCGGCCGCCGTACAGACGCCCAATCCGGTGGCTATGTCAGCCGACGCCGTTCGGATTGAAGCAGCAGAAGTTGCGCAGGTCTGCGCGCAGGCCGCCCGGCTCGGCGTGCAGATCGACGCCGCCGATGCTGTCACCAAGGGCCTGAAGCCCGAAGCCTTGCGCGCTCGCGTGCTGGCCGATCTCGCCGCACGCAGCGATGCGGCGGGCATTGTTGCTTCTGCTCCGGCAGCGGCCGCCGCGAAAGACAGCCCGATCATCGCCGCTGCCAAGAAGGCTGCAACTGACGCCAAGCGCTGATCTAGCGCCACCCACACCGGCCAACCCCCACAACATGGAGACCAACCAATGCCCGTCCTGACGGAACCGCCCAGCATGGGCGATGTCCTCAAATATGAGGTCAACCCGAACTACACCCGCGAAGTGATCACCTTGCTGATTGGCACGCGCTATCCGGTCGGTGCGGTCCTCGGCCGCATTACGGTCAACGGCAAATACAAGCTGGCGACCAGCGGTGGCACTGATGGTGCGCAGACTGCCAGCGCTGTGCTGCTCTATCCCGTCGACGCCACGTTGGCGGACGCCACCGGCATTGTAGTCGTGCGCGGCCCCTCGATCGTTTCGCGGGCGGGCCTGGCCTATGACGCCACTGTCGATGACAGCGCCAAGATCACCACCAAGATCGGCCAGCTTGCCGCCGTCGGCATTATCGCCCGCGATGGCGTCTGATCTAACATCCCCTTTATCCCCCGGAGCATCCCATGACCCTTGTCCGCAACCCCTTTGACGCTGGCGGCTATTCGCTGGCCGAAATGACGCAGGCGATCAACATCCTGCCTAACCTTTACACCCGCCTCGGCCAGATCGGCCTGTTTCGCTTCGAGGGCGTCAGCCAGCGCTCAGTGATCATCGAGCAATACGAGGGTGTGCTGAACCTGCTGCCCTCCGTCCCCCTCGGCGGCCCGGCCACGGTCGGCACCCGCGAGGGTCGTTCCATGCGCAGCTTCGCCCTGCCGTGGATCCCGCATGATGACGTGGTCCTGCCCGGCGACATTCAGGGCCAACCGGCGCTGGGCGTGTTCGACGGGGCCGACCCGCTGGTCGAGGTGATGAACCGCAAGCTGCAGCTGATGCGTCGCAAGCACGCCCAGACCCGCGAATACATGGAGATGAACGCCCTGCGCGGTATCGTGAAGGACGGCGCTGGGACCACGCTCTACAACTACTTCACGGAGTTCGGGCTGGCGCAAATCTCGGTGGACTTCCTGCTGGGCACAGCAGGTACCAATGTGCAGGGCAAGGTCCGTGAGGTCTTGCGCGCCGTGGAAGACAACCTGTTGGGCGAGGCCATGTCCTCAGTTCACGCACTGGTCAGCCGGGAGTTCTTCGACAAGCTGATCGCGCACCCGAAGACCGAGGAAGCCTACAAGTTCTACGCAGCCACTGGGGCCCAGCCCCTGCGCGAGGATATGCGTCGCAACTTCCCCTTTGCGGGTATTGTGTTCGAGGAATACTCGGGCACCGTCACGCTTTCCACCAAAGCGACCGAACGCTTGGTCCCCGCCAGCGAAGGCATCGCGTTCCCGCTGGGCACCATGGACACCTTCACCACTTATGGCGGCCCGGCAAACCTGCTGGAGGCGGCGAACACCATGGGTCTGCCGCTCTATGCTCGCCAGCATCTCGACGAGAAAGGCCGCTGGATCGACCTGATGACGGAAGCTTCGATCCTGCCGGTCAACAAGCGGCCGCGCATCGCGATCCGCCTGCAGACCTCGAACTGACGAGCCGACCATGAACGTCTTCGCCGCCGCCGTGGACCGGATCTATGCAAACCCGTCCATGGCGATGGCCGCGCTCTGGATCTCGGCCACCACCTCAGAAGAACGCACGATCCGTCTCATCCGCCGCGCCCCGGATCGCATCACCGAGTTCGGCGCGGGCCGCTTTGTCAGCGATACCACGATGGTCGACGTGCGTCTGTTCGACCTGCCGGATCCCCATCCCGGCGATCTGATCGTGATCGGCACCGACAGCTTTACCATCCAGGGCGAGCCGATGCGTGACCGTGAACGGCTTGTCTGGTCGCTGGACCTGAGGCCAACATGAGGCTTAGGATCGACATCCGGCCTGACATTGCCGCCCTGATGCAGGCCGAAATCGCTGCCGGTGAAAAGGCGGTGTCGGCGGCCATGCGAGAGGCGGGCGGCAGTCTGAAATCGGCCTGGCGCACCCAGATCACCGGCGCTGGGCTGGGAACCCGGCTGAGCAACAGCATCCGTCTGGCAACGTTCCCAAGGACCAGCAACAGCCTGAACGCGGCAGCTCTCGTCTGGTCCAAAGCACCCGTGATCATCGGCGCGCATGATACCGGACCGCTGATCCGGTCAAAGGATGGGTTCTGGCTGGCGATTCCCACGCCAGCGGCCGGGAAAAGCACAAAGGGCAGTCGCATCACCCCCGGAGAATGGGAACGTCGAACCGGCCTGCGCTTGCGATTCATCTACCGCCGCCGGGGGCCAAGCCTACTGGTGGCCGAGGGGCGGCTGAATACAAAAGGCCGCGCGGTGGCGAGGAGATCCAAAACTGGACGCGGCGTAGCGACCGTGCCGATCTTCCTGCTGGTGCCGCAGGTCAAGCTGCGAAAGCGGCTGGATTTGGCGCGGGATGCGGAGCGGGCAGTGGACGGCGTGCCCGGGCTCATTGTGGCGAAGTGGGTGGATAGGCGGTTGTGATCAGCGCCGGTCCAGCTTGCCGAATTCGCTGTCCAGTAAGGAGCGGATCTTTTTCGCCGCACCGCGCAGGGCTGCGTCCACATTGGCGTCATTGTGGGTGACAGTCTGCGGTTGCATCCCCTCGGGGCGCGCCTCGACGGTGCAGCGAATATCGTCGGCACCGCCTTTGGCACCGTTCACATCAGCCAGATGCACCTCGATCCGGGAAAGCCGGTCGGTCAGATGCCCGAGCGCAGAAGTGACGACCGTCTCGGCTTCATCTGCCAATCCGTCGTTCCCTTGAATATTGGAATCAGTGTTCAGTTGAAATTGCATGTCGGTCCTCCTGTATGAGTAGTCACTACCATGAGAGACCCTGAAGGTCACTGATCCGGCGCAAGTACCCCTACAAGAGTAGTAA